ACGATATCATCCCCAAGCACGAGATAATCTAAGAAATAATCCTTACCAGCTCTTTCAGCTGCTAAGAATACTAAGAAATGATGAACTATTGCTAAAGTAGCCCATGAGGACAATGTCCCCATCGGTTGACCCCTAGTATAGTAAAGATCCCTTGATTGGCTTACATTATTGGTTCCTGTGAAGGAATAAGCATAACCTCGTTTGGTTAATACTTTAACCCAAGCTTCAGCGAACTCTGGACAAGTCCAATGACTAATAACCTTTTCATACAATTGAATTGGTATCAAATCAGTGGCTGACTTAAGATCGTAAGAAGCAATGAATGAATATTTTTTCTTAGCAAATTCTTCAACTTTTCCAAGTTGATTAAAGGTTGCATCACAAGGATGTGATTTCAATACTTTAAAAATAGAATTATGCAAAGGCAATAGCATCCATTGAGTCCAATAATCGGAGATGGCAAAGACTCTCACCTTACCTGCAGCTTCCAATTTTGTTGAAACTTTACCAACTCTTAATCTAGGAATTAGGTGGTTAACCACATAATCCAAAGTTAAGGGTTTATCTTTTTCAGGTAATGGACCATCATACTTCTCTTTTGAGATCGATAATGATTCATATGCTGAATAGGGTACTTCACCGTTACTTATTTCTTTAAGTAAACGCTGAGCAGTTTCTTGTAAAAGAGGAAATACAGTTTGAAAGTTACTGGCTTTATAACCAGCTTCTTTAATAAGGTGACTTTCCATAGCAGAATGTAAATCCCATAAGGGAACTTTACGACCTACTAGAATAGCAATACTATCCCATGCAGCCCCTAAAAACGAAATTTTCGAATTAGGACCTGCTGTTAATGGCATTGGTATCTCTTCCGCTCCTGCAAATAGTTGTGGTTTTAAACCAAAAGGATTAAAACGATTCCAAAACTTAGACACCTTAATATCAACTTCTCTCCAATCTTCAAATAATTGAAGGGAGAAAGGCAGATATTTCTCCAATTTACTATCTAATGATTGTAAATCGGAAGCAGTATCAATTAATGGTCGTTTAAATCTAGGAGCTTCAATACTCTCAAAACTAGGATCTTTATACTTTCCAACAAAGCCTTTAAAGGCATGGAAAAGAGTATTTAGAACCCTAATTTTGGCGGTATCTCCATTTCGTATAAACGTTCTAAAATAAGAAGGTAAATGCGCAGGGAGTCCGTTAACTAGTTTCACACGCTGACCCAACCCTTGGGTTGTCGTCATTGGTGTACCAGCTAAGAATTGAAGTATTACTATCGAATCAATTTTCATGGTTAAAATAACCTGATTTATTCCTCGAGTAGTAAAACGTTTATTCAAAGATTTACTTAATCTCCATATATTCTTCATCCCGAATCGGGATAAAGGTAATCCAAGCCAACTCATTATATCTCTATAATAAATTGGTATGAATTGATCGAAATTTCTTTCG